TTCTATAGGATTTTTAACTTCTAATGCTTCGTGAACATCCCAATCTACAATATTACCACGTGTATCAGGAGTTACTACTTTATAATTTTCTTCAATTAATGAACTTACATCTATAATTGTTCTGGTTCTATTTACATCAAAAATATCAGTTACAACTCTATTTTTACCCATTCCTAAAAATAGAGAACAAACTTGAGGATTTTGAGTAAAATTTGGATCAGATGTTGTTCTACGATACCAAACAGGAACACCATTTGAATCATTTATAAAATAATAATCAGAACTATTACCTCCAAATGTACTTGCACTTAAATAATATCCTGGAATATATCCAGTATTTTTAGTAATATTTGATCCAACTGTTACATTACTGGGTAATAATTTAACGTAATAATGATTTACAAAATCGTATATGTGTAAGCATTGACCAGGATACATTTTATATGTAATTGTAGTATTATTTCCAAGTATATTAGTAATTGATATCTTTACAACTACTAAATTATTTGTTGTTGTAGATGTAAGATAATAATCATTAATAGATAAATTAAATGATGGAGTTGAATTGGTAGTATCAGTAAAATTTAAAACACTAAAAGTATTTATAAATTTATCAGAATGAACATCTATAAATAATGATGGATTCCAAACTTGATGTAATAATTTATCAGAACCTATATAAAATATAAATTCTTCATCATTTATATTACAAATATCAAAAGCATTTACAGGAACATTTGTTTTAATAAAATTATAATATTGTAATGCATTATTACCAACTGTCATACGATTTAGGTTACCATTTGGATTTACGCATGTTAATATTAATTTATTATTTATTACTGATATTTTATAATCGGATGCTTCTTTAAATTGGTTTAAGATTGTAGCAATTTTAGTTGAATTATTAATAGTAGTTGAATATATACAATTATCTATTGTATTAACAACAAATAAATATAAAATACCTTTAAACTTGATTATTCTAGGATTAGAATATTGATTTAATGGTAATGTAGCTAATATACTCATATTAAAAGGATTTGAACTATTAAGTGTTAGACGATTAAAACCTGAATTAGTAAATGTTGCTACTGAAGCATTATAATTTGCAGTTACTTGTGATTGAGTTAATGGATAATTATAGATTCTTACTTCACCTATTTCACCTGTCATATAACTTTCCGAATCACAACGTCTACCAATACGATATGAACTTCCTGCATCTGGAGAAACTATACCAGGTATTACTGTTCCTATTAACAAACTATTAATATATGTTGATAAATTGATACCATCCCATGTGACTTGAATATTTGTCCAATTACCATTTGTGAGATTAAAACCAGAACCTCTAATCCAGTTATTACCAATATTCATAATTCCAGCATATAATGTACCATTATTTTCTCCGTTAATATCACCTATATTTAGAGAAACATAACTACCAACTTGAATTTGTGTTAAAATAGAAGCCCATATACCATTTTGGTAACCTGATTGTGAACCAGTATTCTTATACCAAACATTTGCAGTCCATGAATTACTAACTGCAACATTAGGGAATATCCAATTTGTAGAACCATTCAATACAATACCATTACCAGCACTATTTTTAGCAATTGTTCCATTCTCTAATGTTGCATTTCTACCATTACCACTTTCATCTAACCAAGCACCAGAACCAGAGTAATTAATTGCTTTTAATAAAATAAGAGGATTAAAAACATCTTTTTGAGGTGGATTATTATAGAAAGGATGAGTATTTGGTAATTGAGATTGAAGATTCCATTTCCAAGATAAATAACCTTCTACTACTTGACGTTGATAAGTTGAATGATTGGTGTTATAAACTAATATTTCTGAAATTGTGCCTTGTAAGATACCTGTTCCAATAGAGTATGGATTTGTGCCAATAACGTTATTAGTGTTAGGTTGTGTGCGTGGTGTTCCTGGAGTATCTGAACCAGCAGCTGAACCATTAGCCCATACTGTACGATTAGAACCAGATTGATATAATGAATTGAAAAGAAATGACTTTGCTGGTGTTAATATGATAGAACTTGTTATATCTTGACCATACCAAATTGTTAGTATTGTATTTTGATTAGCATCATCATAGTAACGCAATGAGAGTATTTGACCAGTACCTGAGGTACCTCCACCTATTAGACCCTGTTGAATGCTAGAAGCTGCAGATGCTACAATATAAATTGAATATGAACTATCTCCATAAGGTAAAGTCCCATTAGGTAAATTAAAATAGCTGGTGCCATTGAATTTTAAGCCTACTTCTTTATTGTAGGTTGTTAAGCCTTGAACTGATGTAGCATTATTTGAGCTACCTGATTTGTCTGACCACTGAGTTACATTTGTACTACTTAATGTGACTGTTGTTTGGTCAGCACCATCTAACCATAATTGACAACCAGTTATAACAGTTGGATTAAACATAAAAGTTTTATATGAACTTTGATAATCAGCTGTTACTTGTTGTTGAGATAATGGGTAGTTGTAGATTCTAACTTCACCTATTTCACCAGTTATAAAATTATCAGCATTCCATTGGCGACCAATAAAATAAGAATTACCAGAATCTATTGATGGATTTCCATTGAAATTTGATGTAGCAATTTGTACTCCATTTTTATAAAGTATAACAGATGTTCCATCCCATGTAGCTTGTATATTAATCCATGTATTATCTATTGATGCTACAGGTCCAAGATTCCAATCACCATTATATTGACCAATAAAACATTTTCCAGAAGGTGCATATCCAAAACCTAAAGCAATATTTACTGTAGGATTTGCTCCTGCTTGTTGTTGGGTTACTATACATTGATTGGCTGGATATACTCCATTAGAAGCATCTTTATACCAAACACCTATTGTCCAAGCATTTCCAACTGCTACATTAGGGAATGTCCAATAAGTTGAACCATCTAGCATAATACCATTTCCCGTTGTATTTTTAGCAATTGTTCCTGCAGTTTTAGTTGCATTTTTTCCATTACCACTTTCATCATGCCACACTCCAGTACCACTATAATTAATAGCTTTTAATAAGATAGTTTGAGTAAAAGAAATTTTTTGAGGTGGACTATTATAGAAAGGATGAGTATTTGGTAATTGAGATTGAAGATTCCATTTCCAAGATAAATACCCTTCTACTATTTGTCTTTGGTAGGTAGTATGATTGGTGTTATAAACTAGGATTTCTGAAATTGTTCCTGTCATATATGCATAACCATCAGTGCGTCCACCAAGTGCATTATTATTATTTGTTTGAGAACGAGTTCCGAGTGTATCTGATAAATGATTACCACCATTAAAATATACATTACATGTTGAACCTGATTGGTATAAAGATGAATAAACTATTTTTGAATTTATACTATTACCTAAAGGTGACAGAATTTCACTAGCATACCAATCTGTAGAGATAGCAGTTTCTCTATAAAATATATTTAAGTTAGAATTAGTTCCTGCTAAACTACCAGAGCAAATAATAGGACTCATTGGTCCTGAAGCATTATATGCTCTTGATGATACAATGTAAATAGAATATGAAGAGTCACTATAAGGTATTGAACTATCTGGTAAATTTAATAAACCATTACCAGTGAAAACAAGTCCAGATCCAGGAGAATATTTAGGAGCAGTTCCTGATACGCTAGTCGTATTATTATGAAGACCAGATTTATCTTTCCATTGAGTTACACTAGATCCACTAAGTACTAAACTAGAAGTATCAGCACCATCTAGCCATAATTGACAACCAGTTATACTAGTTGGATTAAACATAAAAGTATCATATGAACTTAAATAATCAGCAGATACTTGTTTTGGTGTTAATGGATAATTATAGATTCTAACTTCGCCTATTTCACCTATCATATAACTATCAGTATCCCAACGATGACCAATACGATAATTATTACCACTATCTACACCAATACCACCAAGAAGTAATGTTCCTATTAATGAACCATTAATAAATGTGCTCATATTTGTTCCATCCCAAGTAACTTGAATATTTGTCCATTTACCATTTGTAAATGAAAATGATGAACCAGTATACCATCCACCAGTCCATGCTCCACCACCAGCATATACACCATTATTTAGACCACCATTAATTATATCACCGATTGCTAAATTTACATCTCCATTAGTTATTTGGGTTAAAATACATGCTCCAATTCCACCATTCCAACCTATTGGATTACCAGTATTCTTCCACCAAACACTTGCCGTCCATGAATTACCAACAGCAACATTTGGGAATATCCAATTTGTAGAACCATCTAATACAATTCCATTACCATCACTATTCTTTGCTATAACGCCATTTTCTAATGTAGCATCACGACCGTGGCCACTTTTATCATGCCATGCTCCTGAACCTGAATAATCTTTAGCTTTTAATAAAATAACTGGTCCACTATTGTTAGTAGGAGGAGCATTATTATAATATGGATGATTTGAAGGTAATTGAGTTTGAAGACCCCATTTCCATGCTAAAGAACCTTCTATGAATTGACGTTGAATAATGTCTAAGTTTATGTTGAAAACAAGAATTTCACTTATTGTACCTGAAAGAGTTGTACCACCACCATCTAAAGAACCTATAAAGTTATTGGTATTTGCTTGAGTTCTTGTTACTCCTGGAGGGCTATATGAAGTAAGAACTATACCATTGTATGTTGCTGTCATGTTACCACCACTTCCATAAGCTGTATTAAAGAGGCATATATCTGATGTACTTTCGGTAATATTATAATCATTACCATGCCACCACGTTACATTAATTGAGGTACCATAGTAGCGTGTGGATAAATTTGGATAACCATTATCATTATTGAATCCACCATTTATAATTGCACCATAAGTTGCTTTTGCTACAATGAAGATAGAATATGAACTGTCTCCATAAGGCATAGCGTTATTTGGTAAATTAAAATAACTAGAACCGTCAAATATTATACCAGAATTAGATGTATAAGTAGGATTTCCATTAACAGCACTTGTATTATATCTATTTTCAGATTTATCAACCCATGTAGTAACACTAGTTCCGTTAGATGGTTCTGTTCTATTTCCCAATGGATCAGCACCATCAAACCATAATTGACATCCAGATATAATTGTTGGATCAAAGATAAAAGTATTTACTGATTCTAAATAATCAGTTGTTACTTGAGCTTGAGTTAATGGATAATTATAAATTCTTACTTCACCTATTTCACCAATTACATACCAAGAAACATCAAATCTGCGACCAATACGATACGCATTTCCACTATCTCTTGAAGGACCAGTCTGTACTGTTCCAATTAAATTACCATTTATAAAAGTAGATAAATTAGTTCCATCCAATGTAGCTTGTATATTTATCCATTGATTTAATGGTAATACAAAATCAGTTGCAGAATGCCAACTATCAGCAAAAAATAATGTTGATGTAACACCATTATTATATAAATCACCTATCATTATATTAACATCATTATTATTATTAATGATTTGGTTAATAATACAACCAGCGTTGGTTGAAGATCCAGTTTTCTTATACCATACATTTACCGTCCAATTGCTAGAAACCCCAACGTTGGGAAATGTCCAGCTTGTGCTGCCGTCAAGAACAATACCATTGCCTGCCGTATTCCTACTTATTTGACCATCTTCCAATGTGGCATTTCTACCATTACCACTTTCATCTAACCAGGCACCAGACCCTGAATAATCAATTGCTTTTAATAATACAACTGGACTAAGAGAATTTACTTGAGGTGGATAATTATAAAATGGATGAGTATTTGGTAAATTTAATTGTAAGTTCCATTTCCAAGCTAAATATCCTTCAACTGCTTGACGTTCATAAGTAGTAAGGGTTTTATTATATATAATAATTTCTGAAATAGAACCAGCAAAGTATCTATCAGGATAATGAACTATATCACTTCCTATTGTGTATCTAGAAATACAAAAATTACCACTTGATGCATAAGTATTAATACTAGTTGAATTACCCATTAAAGTTGTAGTATATTCATTAGATCCATCAAACCAACTATCAGTTATATATGATTGACTTACATTTGGAGGATTTACAGGATTCCTTTGACTATTTCTATAAGGTCCAATTCCATTACCATTATCTGTCATCATTCCAAAATATAAAATATTATCATAATCATTTACTCCAGGAGCAGCTAACGAAATTAATCTTTGATTACCGCCACCAGAATTTAGATTAGAAACTGCTAAAACTGTTACTTTATCATTAGTAATAGAAACAGATCCATCAAGACATGAAATACCATCAAATTTAATTCCAGTTCCAGGACTATATTTAGGTGTTCCAACAATACTTGTTGTATTATTATCAAGACCAGATTTGTCTTTCCATTGAGTTACAGTAGAACCACTTCCACCAATTACTAAACTAGAAGTATCAGCAGCATCAAACCATAATTGTAAACCAGGTATAACAGTTGGATTAAACATAAAAGTATCATATGAACTTAAATAATCAAAAGATACTTGAGCTTGTGATATAGCATATTTATAAATTCTTACTTCGCCTATTTCACCAGTTATATAAGAAGCACCATCCCAAAGTCTACCAATTCTATAGGCGTTTTCACTATCTACAGAAGTGACACTATATTGAACAGTTCCTAGAAGAACACCATTAATATATGTACTTAAATTTGTTCCATTCCATGTGACTTGAACATTTGTCCAATTACCATTTGTAAATGTAAACGAATTTCCAGAATAACGTGTATCTAGATTATAGAATCCTCCTTGAAATGAATTATCGATAATATTACCTATTATTAAATTCATTGGACTACCAGTAAATATTTGTGTTAGAAGACATGTGTTATTACTTGCACCAGTATTCTTAAACCAAACTCCAGCAGTCCAAGCATTTCCAACAGCAACATTAGGAAATGTCCAAGAAGTACTACCATTTAATACAATACCATTACCATCAATATTCTTAGCAATTACACCATTTTCTAATGTAGCATTCTTTCCATTACCACTTTGATCTAACCAACTACCAGATCCAGAATAATCAACTGCTTTTAATAAAATAACAGGATTTAGA